CTCCACCCATGTTGGGTATTACCCCAACAGTATCCGCTCCCTAATAGGGGCGGGTCCACTGGCGTTTAATGTAAACGCCGCCAGGACGTACGCTCTTAGAAAGACCTAATTCAAATGGTGCATTAAACCGCACCTTAGAACTATGTCTCAAGACTGTACGACTGTCAAATCGACGGCTAGTTATGTTCATGGTTTCGAACTTCGGAGAGTGCTTTACTCCTCTCCTAAGAAAGAATTTCATGAGCGCAGCATAGTCATCGATAGGATCATCGTAAGTGATGGCCCTAACTACGTAGGTCCTGACTTGAGGACCGCCGTAACGAGGACAATCCCTCTGATAGCTATAGTACTGAGAAGCACTAAGCCATCCGAGACCTGGGGAAGTATCCAAGACATGAGGAAGAGGGCCAACCAAGCTCTCAACCTTCTGTCTAACATCTCTAGCAGTTTGCCAATAGCCAGCTTGATAAAGCTGGTTGGCAAATGAGACTAGTGATACTATCCCTGTCTTCGAACGTCTGTTATCTGGAAGCTCACGTAGGTAAACAGGTGTTACCCTGGTACCGTCATAAGCATCCATACCGCAAGACTCTCTGAACTTACCAGTCCAGAAGGATTTGCGATGATTGACTTTGAGCCCGAATGACTCAAAGACATCGATAACAGTTGCCACCTCGTCTACGGGGACAATGATATCGTCCCCATAAACGTAGACATCACGAGAACATTTCGCAATGTTACGTGGTGTCAGAGGTAAGTTGAGCTTTTTGAGTCTCGAATAGAGTGCCAGTGTAAAGAAAACACAGGACTCTACAGGGAAACAAAGAGCTGAACCCATAGACGCGAACTTATAGATGGGCCTAACTTTTCCATCTGGAAGTTCAGCCTTAGTCGATCTAGTATCGCAGAGTGAACCGAAAAGCTCGGGACACGCCTGAAATACGAGTGCAACTAAGGATAAAGAAACCCTATCACTAGCCTCAGAGAGGTCTATGGTGGCATACTTGCCATCAAAAGAAGATCTAAGAGCTAGTGATTGATTAACAGTCTGGTCAGAGAAGTTAATTCTGCCAGAAGTTAATTTTCCGTGTTCGATCTCTCGAACAAGGAATTCGCATATGGCCTGTTGTGTATATTGCATACACACAGGTTCAATTGCGATCACACGGGGAGTCTTCTGCGTTTTAGGAACTGTGACAACCCTAACAGGTGGCTCAGCTCCAGGTTCCAAGAAGTTCATGTTAGACCAAGATTGGTGACCAATCCAATTTGCGTTGGGAAACGCAAATTGATCTATTGGGAACCGTTCCTGTAATCTAACATGCCAATGAAGCAGATCAAATTTCCGATTACCGGAGATTCGCTCTGCTGTGGCTCCAGGACCGTGTTTTGGCACAATCGAGTCGTTCCGCCAAGCAATAGCAAGGCGAGCGTCAAGATGATGCCAAAGATTCCGAGCCAATGTGAGTAGGCGACCTGCATCGCTGTAGGGCGCTTCTCTCGCAAGGGCAACGTAATCTGGTCTTCTGGCGACTTCTTCGTCAGTCTCGATATAAGCCTTGATAGCATTTTCTGTCCTCTTTTGAGTGCAGTTAATGTTGACCTTCTTCCACATCAAACAAAACTGTCTGATGCAGATGATGGACTCTATGTCAGGCCTATCGAGCAACTTACCACTCCCAGGATCAAAAACAAGACTAGTCAAACCCCACAAAAGAGTGGGGAGAGACGCTTTCTTCTTAAAAGATAAGAAGAGAGTTGAGTCTACATACCCGAGGTCAAGACTTCTCTCGAAGTCTGAACCAAAGGTAGGAAGAGTTATCGTAAGGAACGATAATCCTTCGTTTTCGATCCGCTGGACTACTGTTTTGTAGTCCAAACGGGTGTCGGTGTTACATCGTATGCTGATGTTAGTCAGCATACTGCTAATGAGCCACATAAGGCTTTTCATGATTACCTCACTAATGTGAGGCTAGTCATCCATAGCACTATGGAGTTATGGTGGTTAATCCATAACAGCTGACATAGTCGTTGGGAGGGCGCGAGCCCCCCCAGCAACCAGACGAGAGCTAATATTAGCTCTCGCCGCCGAGTACCTTAAGAACTGTGGCACTCGCCAACCAGGCCGTGAGACCGAGGACGATATCCTTCATCTCAGTGTTGGTATAACCCCAAGGAGGGGCATCCATCACGAGATAAGTGGTAAAGCCCACGGTAGCGTTCTGGGCGGTAAGCGGATCAACCGCAACCTTCGTATGTTCGAGACGAACAACACGACGGTTGCGCGCGCCCTCTGCATGCGAGATTTTCAGGGTATAAGCCCCGTCATCTTTGCGATACAGAGAAGCGAGCTCCTCACGCGAAATCGCGGGAAGAGATTGAGCAACGGAATTAACCGTTACGCTTTGCGGATCAGCTAACATAGTGCATGGCTCCTTAGCCTTTAGTATCTGACGCTTCACAGCGTTAGGTGACCCTCACTGGTATGGCCTTTTTGAAAGACCAAGTGCCGAGAGGATCGCCAGCTGCCGAACCGAAAGGTCTGGCAGACTTATACCGAAGCCAAAAGGAGAAGCTTTCACTCTACGTTTCACATACGAAGTTCTCGTCTGTGAGCTAGACACCCAGCCAGCGTTAACTAGCCGACTGGATGCTTCAGCATGCTCAACGGTTGAAGATGTACCCATTGAGTATCCGTAGAGTATCACGAGGTTTTCGGCTGCGTTTGAACTCATGTTGTTGATTGAATCACCAACAGAAGAAAACCAGTCGACCAACCACGACCAAGGCAGCACTTCCCATAAGAGAGACGGAGATGGGTTTACACCCAGCAAGGCTCTCTTAGCACGCGAAGTCCACTGGTCACTCCCGATATCTGGAATCCAGTATCGGAATGCGCCAGAGAACCAATAGCGTGAGAAGGTAGTCGTCGTTAAAGAACGACGATGTACCAACCCGGAAGAGCTATCGTAGAACTGAGTAGCTAACGCAGGATAGAGGCCAATAGTGCCAGTATCCTGAGAAACGCTGCTCGATTCCGCTTTAGTGATCGTCCCCCTTCTACGAACAACTTTTCCGTTATCACGGCGAAGTTGTTCCAACTGCTTAGCAAGTCCTTGTTGAAAATCAAAGAGCTTGCGTAAGTCGTTGAGAAAGGGCTTCCATCCAAACTCGACATTCAGATATTCTGAGCCGAGTTGCTTGAAGTTGAATAAATTCTCCCTCAAGCCCGATAACGTGGTCGCCTTTCTAGGACTTTTGAAAGCCGATACCACGAATTTCGGAAGATTTGGAAGTTGACGAAGCTCAACAAGGAATTGACCAAGTCCAGCAGCCGGATTTCCCGGCTTGAACTTGGCTATACCCTTGGTGCCCATCGCAGTCATTGACGTTCCGTCTGATGCCCAAAAGTTGACATTCGGATTCGAACCAAAACGGTTGCAAATCAGTTTGCCATCATAATGGGTAAAAGACCATTGGAGCGCCAAATCCTTCGTTGGGGAAAACGTACACTCCGTTAAATAAGCAGTTAGCGGCCCGCCGTGCAAGAAAAGCTTTCGCTTATTCTTTCCACGACCGATCGTAGAACGCTTATGCAACTCGTCGTACGTTGTCTGCTGATACGGTTTAGAAGCATAATAATGTATGTCGGTACCAGTCCCCTCGACCCAAACGTGGCCGAGGTGAATGGTATTCGGCGTTACATTAAATCTAAACCGTGTTCTCACTGCCATGGTAACCTCTCAAATCGTGTGGCTTAGATACTCTTCTCGAAGGAGAAGGGCAGGGTTGTGACACGACACAGGCGGAGCCCTAGGGCT